TTTGTTTGTTCTTATTAACTCGACAGGACAACATTGGATAATCAGATTTATGAAATATATTCTTCTCTTTCAAATATGTAGCTTATTAACTCAACAATGTTACCCTCCCATGACCGATGGCAAACCCATAGATGGTTGGTCGCAATGTGTGGAAAAAGGTGCAAAAAAAGTTATAGAGTTAGTTCAAACTGACCGAGAAACTTGGGATAAGAATAAATTTGTTGTAAAGTATTGGTGTAATGAAGATAAGCCTAACAAAACCCCAGCATCAAGTAAGCAATTCGAAAAAGAGATTTAGAGCATTAGTATCAGGAAGACGATTTGGTAAAACATATCTTTGTATTACAGAGATTATGAAATTTGCCTCTCAACCGAATAAAGTTGTTTGGTACTGCGCTCCTACTTTTAAGATGGCTAGAGAAATATGTTGGTTGCCTCTTAAACAAATACTACATGACTTTCACTGGGTTGAAGATATTAATGAAAGCAATCTCACGATTCGAGTTAAAAAAAGTAATTCCAGGATCAGTCTTAAAGGATGTGAAAATTTTGATTACTTACGAGGCACAGGAGTTGATTTTTTAGTGCTAGATGAGTTTGCTGATATTCCTGAACAGGCTTGGACGGAAGTATTAAGAGCTTCTATTGCTGACAAAGAGGGTCATGTTTTATTTGCTGGTTCTCCACGAGGATATGGCAATTGGTCTTATCGAATGTATGAGAAAGGCAAACGAGATAAGGAATGGGATAGTTTTCAGTTTACAACACTTCAAGGAGGTCGAGTTACTAAAAAAGAAATAGAACAAGCAAAGGAAGATTTAGACATTAGGACTTTTAGACAAGAGTTTGAGGGTTCGTTTGAAACTTATGCTGGTGCTGTCTATTATAATTTTCATACTATTGACAATGTAGTTGATAAACAAATCAATTGGAAAAAACCTTTACATATTGGTATGGATTTTAACGTTGATCCTATGAGTTGTGCTGTTGCTCAAATCCATCAAGAAAGAATTACCAAAAGAGATAAACTTTATTTTGTAGATGAAATTGTTATTTATTCAAGTAATACCGAGGAAATGTGCCAAGAGATTAAAGATAGGTACGGAACAAGAGTACCGATTTTTATTTATCCAGATCCAGCTTGTCGTCAAAGGAAAACAAGTGCTGGAGGTAAAACAGATTTAAGTATTTTACAAAATGCTGGTTTCAAAGTTAAAGTCAGGCATAAGCACACTCCTATTAGAGATAGAGTCAATGTTGTTAATGCCAGATTAAAGTCGGCAAGTGGAGAAAGAGATATTTTTATTTCAAAATCTTGTAAAATAATGTTAAAAGGATTACAACAACAGATATACAAAGTAGGAACAAATATTCCTGATAAGGAGAGTGGCTTTGACCACATGAATGACGCTATTGGATACCTCGTAGATTTTTTAAAACCTTTGACTATTCAATCGGCCTCGTTTAAACCTCAAAGATGGAATATAAAGCAAAAGCAATATGGCATACACACGAGATAAGGCGTTAGAAACTCATACAGATTATAAACAAAACGTAACGAGCTGGGAATACTATATTCGTTCCTACAATGGTGGTTGGGATTATATGAGTGGTCAATATCTCAATCGTTACAATCTTGAATTAGATAATGAGTTTAGCCAAAGACTTGCAAACACTCCTTGCGACAATCATTGTAAAAATATTATTCAAACCTATTCATCTTTTTTATTTAGAGTCAAACCCTCTAGGGATTTTGGAGATATGCAAGATGATCCTAGTTTAGAAAACTTTTTAAAAGATGCTGATTTAGATGGTAATGATTTTAACTCTGTTATTAAACAAGCTCAAAATTATTCAGCTATTTATGGTCAATGTTTTTTAGTATTAGACAAACCCAAGATAACAACGAACACTAGAGCCGAAGAACTTGAACAAGATATAAGACCGTATTTATCTATTGTAACTCCTGAAAATGTTTTAGATTGGAATTACAAAAGAGAAATAAATGGAAAATATTCATTAGATTATCTCAAAGTACGAGAAGAAGTGGATAGAACTGGTGGCACTTATTTAAGATGTTGGTATCTAGATAAAGTGGATACCATTTATGTTCCGTTTCAAGGTGCGGAACCCACTTTACTGGATACTGCCGATAATCTGATTGGTAAGATACCAGCAGTTATCTTGTACAATTCAAAATCCCACAAAAGAGGAATTGGCCAGTCGGATCTATCAGATATAGCGGATCTACAAAAATCTATTTATAACGAATATTCAGAAATTGAACAATTAATCAGATTAACCAACCATCCTAGTTTAGTAAAGACTCCAAGTGTTAATGCCTCTGCTGGTGCTGGTGCCATTATTGAAATGCCTGAAGAAATTGAGCCGAATTTAAAACCTTACTTACTTCAACCAAGTGGTCAAAACTTACAAGCGATTATGGAGTCTATTAATAAAAAGGTTGAAGCGATACATAGAATCTCCCATACGGACGCAGTGAGAGGAACCAAGACCCAAGTATCCAGTGGCATAGCTTTACAAACAGAATTTGAATTACTTAATGCTAGGTTATCTGAAAAAGCTGACAACCTACAAATAGCAGAAGAAAATTTATTTAGATTATATGCTTTATTTCAAAACAGAAAGTTTGATGGAGAAATAGATTATCCTGACACTTTTAACATTAGAGATTATGCCAGCGACTTACAGTTCTACCAACAAGCGAAAGCGATTAATGTTAAATCTCCTACTTTAATAAAAGAAATAGATAAGGAAATAGCAAGAGCAGTAGTAGATGATGATGAAAAATTAAATATTATATTTGAAGAAATAGATACCAAACCTGAAGTAGGCGAATTTACACAAGACGAAGTTCCAAAGGAAGAAGTAGAAGAAGTAGAAGAAGAAGTAATTGAAGAACCTACTTCTTAACTTTTATGCCTGATATTATTGAACAATCGACATTATATAAAATTAGACAAATCGAACTAGCCGAAGCACAATATTACGAACAACTTATAAAAGTGCTAGATAAGATTGAGCAAGACATAACTTCGCTGGTTGGTAAGACTTTAAAGACAGAAGACGGAAAGCTACTTCGAGAAGCAAAATTCAGTTTAGCTTTACAACCTCAAATTAAAGCTATTTTAGAAAAAGAATATCTTCCTTGGTCAGATCAAGTTGTTAGAGAGGGTTTTAATAAACAAGCGAAACGAGTTGAACGAGCTTTTAAAAAGATAGGAAGAATACCAAAACAATTTCAAGAATTAACAAAAGGCGATCTAGCTTTAATTAGAAATCTCAAACAACAATACTTTACTCAATTTAAAGATGTATCCAATACCTTTACAAGAACATTACAAAGCAAGGTGTATCAAAATGTTTTACTAGGAAATGACTTTGCTGTTTTAGAACAAGAATTAAGACAAACGATTAATGGTATTTATGCCAGTTCTAAAGACCCCAAAATCAATCGTTTAGTCAATTATGTGAAAAAGAACAAAACGAATAAGAATAAAGCTGTTAAATTGCGTGTGGATAAAGCGGTTGTAACTCTCCAAACTAAATTTGGTGCTGATAGGGCTGGGAATAATATGAAACGGTATGCTGGTCAAATCCTTAATGATAGTCTTCGAGAATTTGATGCAACCTTGAGTGCTAATAAAGCGTTTGAAGCTGAATTGACTCATTTTAAGTACTATGGTAATGTTATTCCAACGACTAGGAGGCATTGTTCCTCTTTAGTCAAAAGAGACAAACTTTTTACGATTGATGAAGTCAAAAGACTTGGACGAGCAAACTGGACAGGGAAGAAACCAGGAGATCAATTAATTGTTCGTGGTGGTTATAATTGTCGTCATCAATGGAGTCCTGTTGATCCTGAATGGTTTAATGAGGACGGAGCATTAAAATATTAACAAAGGAGTAAAAAATGGTCAATGAAGTAAAAGATATAGAAACACCAAAACAAGAAGAACCTAAAGTAGAAGTAGAAAAACCAAAAGAACAAACGTTTAACCAATCACAGCTTGATAATATAATCAAATCAAGACTGGAAGCCGAACAAAAAAAACATCAAAGAACATTAGAGGACGCAAAGAAAGCAGAGCAAGAAGCCTTAAAAGAAAAAGAAGTTAAGGAAGCTAAATCAAAAGCAGAACTTGAAAAACTTATGCAACAAAGAATATCTGAAAGAGATACAGAAGTTTTGAAATACAAAAATGCTTTGAAAGCAGAAAAAGTAGATAATAGTTTATTATCTGTTGCATCTCAAAATCAAGCTATCAATCCATCTCAAGTGGTTTCTTTGCTCAAAGACGAAGTTAAATTAAATGACGATAATCGAGTAGAAATACTTGATAATAATTTAAATATTCGTTATAACGAAAAAGGAAACGTTTTAACGATTGAAGAAAGAGTTAAAGAATTTCTAGATGCGAACCCACATTTCCGTCAAGGGTCCAAAGCTGGTTCAGGAAGCCAGTCGTCCATCGAGGGTAAAACTGTAAAACCTT